CCAATGCTCGACATGAAGGGTGTCTCGTCACGCGAGATCATCGAGATGAAAGACGCGAGGTCTTCCTTCTCGGAAGCGTTGACTGCATTGCCGGTAGCGGCAGCAGAGCGGGCGGCGGCCTTAGGGCCACCGGTTGCGAAATTAGTTCCAGCCATTTATTTTTCCTTTATAGTGAGATCATAGTTTTCGACCAATAGAAGAAATACGTTTAAGGAAGTCCATCTCATCGGATTTATTCCCTTGACCAGAAAGAACCTTAGATCGTTGTGACTGCGCGCTAGCTGCCTCTCGTTGCGAAATCGGAGTTCCCTTCTTAGAGGGCACCGACTTAGCAGCAGGGGCTTCTTTACGCTTTACCTCACCACGGTCTTTAGCTGTTTTGAGTTTGCGATAATCGTTAATGAACCTTACAGCATTAACATCGTACAAGATATCCAGAAGTGCCTCGGGTACACCCTCTTTAATGGCAAAATCCCTAATCGACAGGGCAACCTTCTCGGAGAAGTCGGGGATTTTGTCCTTGACTTCCGCGTGGAACTTCTTGAGTTGTTCCTTTTGTTGCTCCTGTTGCTGGCTCTGCCACTGCTCAGCGATGGCTTTAGCGCCCGCTTCGCGGTTATTCCGAGTCTTCCAGTACTGTTCTTGTACGCCTTCTCGCTTATCCTTCAGCTCTCTCGCTGCATAGGTGTCACCATCATCACGAGCCTTATCGATTTCGGCAGTGATTTTGTTGTACTCCGTTTGGAGGGCATCCTCGGCACGGGTCATCTCCTGATTCAGGATAGACCCAAGCTGGATAACCTCTTGCAGCTTTTCTGTTCGTTCTGTTTCAACTTGCTTCTTCAATTCGCCAAGTTTTCGCCCTTCTGCCGACAGGTGCTGGGCCGTAGCATAACCCTTCCGTACCTCTTCGAGGGTCAGGTGTTGTTCCTTACCGTCGATCTTTACGGGGATCTTGTACGTCCATTCAATTTCCTCTTCAGAGGGCAGTTCACCTTCCGGGGTAGACTCTTCGTCATCCTTCTCGGTTACTTCCTCTTCGTCGTCCTTTGAATCTGTCTCGTTTTCAGACTCGTCTTCGGAAGCAGGGTCTGCGCCTTCCGATTCTTCGTCCTGAGTCAGGGCATCCTCAGCATCTTCGGTTTGAGCTTCTTCTTTGAGACCGAGCAGTTTAGCTGCTGGGCTGTTGCGAAGAATGTCATCCATGCTGGGAACATCTGTCTCACCGCCTATTTGTCCGTCGCTTCTAGCAAAGTCAGCACTCGAAATGGTCGATGCTGGTGTAGAAGTAGAGAGAGTCGTGGCCATATGTTGTTGTCCTTGTGTCTGTTAAGCAGATTGCTCTGATTGGCGGGAAGCTTTCTTAGCTGCCCGTGCTGCTACCATCTTGGCTCCAAAGTCGGCGCGGTGTTGTGCCACTTCGGCATCTTGCGCGTCTTCCATCGACTCGATAACCTCGATCGACCGTTGAATGTTGTTCAGGATCGGTGAGTAGTTTTGTACTCGACCGGTCCCTCCATTCTGGCCGCAGCGTGCAATTTCCAGGATAAGTTCGTCTCGTGCTCGGATCAGCACAGTCATTGCTTCATTCATACGTTCCCATCTGCATCATCTGATGCTTTTTGATTGATAAACTTTTGGTTAGCTCCGTACATCTCAATGCTAGCGAGCTTCTCTTTCACAGACCCGAGGGCCATAGCTGTGTGGTAGAAGTACTCTCGCTCTTTGACACAATGCGGTTCAGACTTTAACCAAGCAACAAAGAGGTCTGACAGGATCTCGCCGTACGCTTCACCGAAGAACTGTTCGCGTTCTCGGGAAGCGAACTGGGTCTGCCCCAAGGCCGACTGAGCGTCCTTGAATGGTGTGACTTTGTATTCGTTGCTTTCATGGTCCATTCGTGGTTTCACCCGCTTGTGGAAACTGTCTTTGTATTGATCCATTTACTTTTCGTCCGTATTTGTTACTGCTGTTGCTGCGGTAATGCAGCTGGTGTTCCGCCGCTTGGTGCCTCTGGCTCTTGCTTGGGAAGCATTGCTGCTTCAACGAAACGCTTAGCGATTACGAGAATCTCCTCCATAGACATCATTGGTGGGAGTTCAACGCCCTCTTTGGCAGCAGCAATGTGTAGCTTTGCCCGCTCTTGCGCAGACTTATCCAAGGCAACAGCCGTTTGTTTAACGTTGTCGCTAACACTGTTCATTGCCTGAATCCGTGTGAACTCCACAGTTGCTTGCTTCTGTTCTAGGTCTATCTTTGCAAGCTGTTCCTGCAGCTGTTGCAGCTTAGCTTGAGACTCAACTTCCCCCTCACGGGACTTCTGCGCCTGCTTCTGGAAATCTTCAGTGGTATAGTCCACCAGGTAGTCCAGCGGGTCGAGGTCGAGCGCGTCGAGCGTCTTGCAAGCGATCAAAATAGCGGCCATCGGGTTGACAGCGCCACCGGCCCCAGCAGCTTTCAAGGCAGGGAGCAGCTGTGTGCCTACGAGCGTCATCTTTTTGACCATCGACGAGTTGCCATTCTCACCGACATCAGCGTCGATGTACATCAGCATGTTGTCAGGAAGGGTACCCGGATCGATATCTTTGTAGAAGTCGTTGTGGTCATGGTAACCAACAGTACGACCACGGAGCTTGGCTCGGAGGTCGCGATAGACGCCTTCGACGAGTCTCTTGAACCCGGTTTCAGCAAATCGACGGGCCATAAATTGGATACGTACCTGCGCTGCGGACATAGCCCGCTGCATCTTCTCTTCAGAGTTGCCCGACACGTACAAGGTATCGTTCAAGCCTTGGGCTGCTTTTGACATCCCGGTGGCCTGCTCTTTGTGAAGCTGAAGCATCTCTAACAGAGGCACCGTACCTTGGCTGATTGTGTCAGGGGTAAGCGCCGCTACTGCTCCATTGGGGTTGCCATTGGTGGCGATGATCTGCTTGGGCTTCATATTCTGCAGGGCAGAGAAGTCTACTACGTTCGGATCAGCCAACTTTGGCGAATAGTTTGTCAGGTACACATTCTCAACAAAGCCACGCAGGATTGCCGTTGTAGCCAGTGTCGCGGGTCGGATCATATCTGCTACAGACAACCCGTGGAATTCATGAGGTACTTCGAATGGACAGAGGGACGCCAGCGGGATGTATTCTACATCTTCCTCGACGAGGATAGTGCCACCCGCCACGATAAGGTGTTTCAATTCGGCGATACCATCACCGTCTCGATCGACCCGGACCCAGCATTCAATAACGGTCAGCTGCTGATTAGCTTCTTGGACAAAGATGTCGCGGGCATTGCCACCCAACCAGTACTCCTCACCAACAAGCCTCTTCCGAGCAGCCTGCTCCTCAGTGTACTTAGTGGCCCAATCCACAGACCCATCACCAAGCTTATCCCAGTCGATCTTGGAGGCCACATCGGGCCACCACTTACGTACCTCCGATCGGGTCATGTCGATCTGTATACCAACAAAAGCTGCGTCATCTAGGTTGTGAGCATCCCGCGTGATCCGGAATGATTCAGGGTGTACCGTCTTGATCTGGATACGGGTCTTGTCTACTCGACGCGTCAGACGAACGTTGATGTAGCTGACGACATACCCTGTTTCGCCGGTGACATCATCCGTCTCAAGCTTCTCTTCAAACTCTAGCTTGCCGATAACTTCGACGTTTTTCTCGGAGAGCAAAACGTCTAGGTTGTCCTGAGAGATCTCATCGTATTCCTCAAAGGTTGTCTCGTAGTCTTCTACGAATTCCCAGCGGATAATGGAGTTCTTCCACAGAAGAGCAGCCTTGACCCAAGTATTCAGGAGCTCCCACCCTCGGTTCTGCTTGAAGATGGTGTAGTTTACGAGGTCAGAGGCTACCTTAGCATTGTGGTAGTCAGTCGGTTTCTTGCCAGCTGGGATGAACCTAGCGATCTTATTGTTGTTGAACATAAGTTCAGCAATGATAGCCGCGTAGCCTTCAACCGCTTCAACCGTATCAGACGACACAATCTGTGAGACACCCTGAGGCACCAGATGCCCCTGTGGTAGCATACCGTACTCGTAGGTGGCCTTCTGACGTTCACGCGCCATGTCAGCGCTGTTGAGGAAATCACCAACGGAGTTCATGACTCCTTGCTCGACCATCGCGATGAGTTCGCTGTCGCTCACCTTTTCAATCTCTTTGTTTGCCATTGTTACCTTTCAATCAGTCAGTCAAAGCCAACAATGGCTATAAATCTTGGTGGATAACGATGGTATCGAGCCATCAGAGCCTTTCGGCGACCGGGTTACAGCCGGGGCAACCTCCTTAGTTGCATAGTTATCCGTTCCAGCTTACAAATACTGGGCAGACTTACGTATCTGCTGCTTTAAAACACGCTCTGCATTACGCAACAGAGTGCGAGATAGGATCACCTGCCTTTCAGAAAGTAACGTTACTCCATCCAAGTTTACCACTGAGTTTCCGTCAGCAGTGGCCACCGACTAGACACAAGGGAATTCTTTATTCGTCGTCGAAGAGGCCATCAACCGAGCCGACATCTTCTTCTGAGATCTCTTGGGCATCTACGCTGACAGCTTTATCACTGAAGATGACACCACAGTTTTGACATACGTTGGTGACTTGGTCTTCCGGAACGTCAAACTTATGGGTGCAGGAGGGGCAGGATACTGATTTATGCATGTTATTCTTTCTATTATCGCCCACGGATAGGTAGTGTTCGGGGAGACTTATCACCGATTTTCTCCTTAGAGTTCATCGGTTTGGTTTCTTGCCGTGGTTTCATAAACCCGGTCATTTGTTTCTGTTGCTCTTGGGTGAGCTTGAGGTCTAGAGCCATGTTGTATTCACTTCCTTGAATTGGCCCATCTTTTGGGCGAAGGTAACGTTGGTGGTGACCATCCGGTCAGCGTGTGTGCGGATCACTTCAACAGCGATCGCGAGGGCAATCACAGTATCATCATTGGATCCAGCCGAAGCGTTCGTCTTACCAGAGTTGTCAGCTGTGTAGCTCATCAACTCATTGATCATAGTCTTGGAAGGAATCCAGACTTCGTCATTTTCGATAGCCGACTTCAGGAATCCGATGATCATAGGCTTTGAGGATGACGTAGTCCGCCACCCGAGCCGAGGCCCCTCTTCCTTGGATATGTTTGCGATACGAGTTTGAGAGTACAGGTTAGTATATTTCAGCTGAGACAACCGATTCAGAGTGGCGATGCCCATCGAGTTCGACTCTACAGCTGCCAGAGCATTGTTGTAGTACCGGCCAAGATAGAAGATCAGATCACCGAAGGCTGATGGATAAA